AAGAAAAGAATTTAGAGAGGCTTTACCAAATCCTTTAGTTGGTGAAAAACCAGAAATATCAGTAAGTGTTTTTACACCTCCAAAAGAAGTTGAAGTTCCTGAAATAATAGAGATTGATACCGCTGATTGGCCCACAAAAGCGATCGAAACTGAGATAAGTGAACTAGAGGAATCCCCCACCCTTGAGACAGGGACAGCTATTAAAACAAAAGAAAAAAATATTATCACCGCTGGAGGAACAGAATTGGAAGATCCAGACCCTGCGTCATTGGGACAAGGGTTAGGAAAAATAGATTGGAAAGCTCTTGAATCTAAAGACTGGTATAAAGGAATGTTTGGTGTGCCTGCTATACAGCAAGATGGTTCAGCAGAAATAAACATGACAGAGCCAGACGAAGTGATGAAACAGGTTCTTGGTTATGGAGGAAGATTTCTTACAACTGATTCTAATGATCCTTTGTTTGAGGTAGCTGAAATACTTCGCAAAGCTGCTGTTGAAGAATGGGATGAACTTACACTTAAAGAAGCTTTGTTCCCTACTACTTGGTGGCAAAATACTGCTCCTAGAGCTAGAAATTTGCAAAAAACAGAATCGGTTGATCCAGCTAAAGCAAAAGCTTTATTAGCTCCTGCTTTGGAAAATGTTACAGAAACAGCAAATCAAATAGGCATAACATTAACCACAGAAAGAGCTTCACAAATTGCTAGAAGTTATTACATAGAAGAATGGGATGGTCCTCGTCTTCAAAACTATTTATTCATGGAAGCAGATTGGGATGTTGGCAAAGCAGGAGGGGTTGTTCAAGACAACTATAGAGTTGTGGATATTTTGTCAAATGATTACATGGTTGGGCATTTAATAGATCCTTCCATACGAGACACGTATGCTAAGAGACTTGCTACAGGTGAAGAAACAGAAGCAGGTTTAAGAGCAGAGTTCAGTAGAATGGCTGGTTCAGCATACGGTTTGATAGAAGATAGGCTTAATCAAGGGTATTCAACTCAAGAAATAATGGCTCCTTATCGTATGGAAATAGCCAGACAATTAGACATTCTTGATAGTAATAGTATTGATTTTGTTAATGATGAAAAATATATGCCGTTTTTAACTAGTGTAGGTGAAGGTGCTGGAATGATGACCATTGGGGCTGTAGGAGAATACATAAGAAAAAGTCCAAAATTACGACCTTTATGGGAAAGAACAGATTCAGCTAAAAGAAATGCTCGTTCATTTGCAGACTTTGTTACTCAGAAATTCGGAGGGTTAGGTTAATGGCATCAGATAATGAAATAACTTTTCAACCTATTTTTAAAGGACAAAAAACCAACAACCCTGAAGAAATAGCTCGTTTAGCTTCTGAAGGGGCAGAGTATGACCATGACTTTTTAAGAAGTCGTGGCGGCAGTTGGCGAGATCCTTTTACTGGGGTGCAGATAGGACAAGCTGTTGATTGGACTGGCGTGTCTCAAATGGCAACAGTTGGAGCAGGTGGGCAACTTACAACAAGTCCCAATGTTCCTTTTGGTCATGTGATTGATCCAACTACAGGAGAATCTACAGGCACTTATCTTTCATGGGACAATGAAGGCAACAGGCTTGGTGACGTTATGGTTGCTGGTGATATTGTTAGTCCAGCTAAGGGAATGTCTGAAGAAGAGCTTTTAGATATTGCTGGTCGAGTGGCTATTGTTAATACTTTTCAGCAGGACCGTGTTGCTTTGATAGAGCAGTATGGTGATTACTTTTTAGAAGAAGTAGGCACAGATATTGTAGGTGGGTCTGTTAGTAAACTTGACGAGTTGCGTTTCAACTCTAGAGGCTATGATTTGTTGACAGGTGGGGTTCCTTCTTCTTACAGGGATGAAGATTATGTGTCTGTTGATGATGATGCGATGGCAGCAGTAGCAGGTAATTCAATGTCTTTAGCAATGATGAAATCCAACCTTGAAGTTTATGGAACTTTAGTCGGTCCTTATGATGCACAATATCGTGAAGCGGCTGGAATGGTTACTTCTCAAAGTGCTGTAGGTTCAAGTGCTGTTGACATGGGAGCAAATGAATCAAGTGGAACGCCTGAGCAAACTTTTAGTCCTAATGAAACAGCCACAGGTATCCTTAGAAACACATTAAAAAATTATGGGTTAGAAAGTTTATTGAATGACAGTGCTTTAGATTTAGAAAATCTTTATGTTTCTCTTGATGACATGGATGCAGTATGGGCAGCAGTAAGACAAAGTGCCACATACGCTACTCGTTTCCCAGGTATGGCAGGTTTATCAGCATTAGGTCGTGCGATTACTGAAGCTGAATACATTACTTTAGAGACTTCTTACGCACAAACATTAAATGCGTATGGTATGCCTAAAACTTTTTATGATGGTCCAGAAGATTTTGGAAGTTTAATTGCTGGGGATGTTTCTCCTTCAGAGTTTGCTCAACGAGTTCAAACTGCATACGAAGCACAAAAATTAACCAGTCCAGAAGTTCGTACTGCTTTAACCGACTATTATCAAATTACAGACGGTGATTTAACTGCCTATTATTTAGATCCGGAGAGAGCCACAAATATCTTTGAAGAACGTGAAAGATTAGGAACAGCCAAATTTAGTGCGATTGCTACCGAGTATGGTTCTCCTATCACACAACAAACCGCAGAAGCCTTACAGGAAGCTGGGTTTACTGAGACTCAAGCTCGTCGGGGATTCCAAAAAATAGCGCAGTCCACATTAGATGAAGAAACTGTTAGTGAACAGCTTCAAGGCGATGACATAACTTTTGACGACCTTACACAAGCAGAGTTCAACCTTGATCCGGAAGCTGCTCGTAGGTCAGAACAACGTCGTCAAAGACGATTAGCTGAGTTCAGCCAAACTGGTGGTCCTTTATTAACTCAAGGTGGTTATACAGGCTTGGGTTCAGCTAGGTAACTTCGTAGTCCCTTTTCTAGCAGTAACAAATTCGTCAGCAAGCACAGTTTTAAAACCTAAATCGTGAATAAAAATTTTCACGTAGTTGTCTTCATAGCACTCAACTACAAATCCTACTGAGCGTTTAGTCCCAGCTTTACGTTTAAGTTGCACACGTATATTAGTTCCAGCTTTTAAAATTCGTTGACCTTCACGGCGTATCTCTTTGACAGTTGCACGTTCTTCTGTAGTTTTAGTTACCCAATTAGACATACATAGATTAAGATTATGTCGGATAGCTTCTTCGGTTGTTAAACGCTTCCCGTTTAGAACATAAGTTGTCCCAGCAGCTATAGATTTAGCTAAAGTGCAAAACCCACAAATATAATTTCCATATTTAGTTTTTCTTAAACATGGAGGGTTATTTAATTCAGGGAATTTAGATAACACATTCTCATTCATTCTTCGATTCTCCAATCGTTGTTGTATAACTATTGTATCACCTTTGTCTAATTGGGCGGTGGATGCAAATGTATTACATAAGTGTAATTATTCTGCTACACTCAATAATGACTAAATAAACCAGGTGCTTTTTTGAAAGTGAAAAAAAAGACTGGAAATTATTTATGTCACCGCCATTGGCTCTACCTCCTGAGTCAATGTGAAATGGGAGAGGAGCGAGACATAGATGGCTGAGGCAAATGATACTGAAGCAATCGAATTAGATGAAAACGGAGAACCGAAACGTAACTTTCGGAGAGTTCTTGAAGATAGAGCCGCTGATGCTGAAGCTCAAGTAGCTGAACTTCAGGCAAAACTACAAGGACTTGAAAGAGCAGAAGCGTTTCGTTCAGCAGGGATTGACCCTAATGACAATCGACAATCGTATTTTGTTAAAGGATACGATGGAGAGATTGATGCAGAGTCAATTCGTGTAGCAGCAATGTAAGCTGGGTTTCTTGAAGAAATTCAAAATACCGAGCAAATTGCTCCGCAAGGAAGTGAGGTTCTCGAACCAGAGACCACAACTACACTTCATACGGAATTAGCTGCACAACAAAGAATTGCTGAAGCTAGTGTTCAAGGGCAACCAGTTGTTCCACCGGATTTAAATGAACAAATCCGTGCGACAACGAACGAACAAGAGTTGAAAACCCTGCTACGTTCTCAAGGATTCGAGGTCGATGTTCAAGGTTGATTAGCCTCTCGTTCCTAAAAGGATTTAATTAAAAATGGCTTATACACAAAAATCAAGTGTGTCGTCAGATCAAGTAGCATTTGAGCAACTCGCTCATTTCGCTCTGCGTAAGCAAGTTCTTCACGAAGAGTATGCAACCGTTAAAGCAACAAAGCAGTCCCATAATGGTTCTGGTGTTACTTTCACGATTTACAATAATCTCGCTCAAGCAACTTCAGCTTTAACAGAGACTTCTGATGTCACAGCAGTCGCTCTAGGCGACAGCACCGTAACGGTGTCATTGGCTGAATACGGCAACGCAGTTGTAACAACTGCTGCGCTTCGTGGGCAGTCTTTCTTTAACGTAGATTCAGATGCAGCTAACATCGTTGGCTTTAACGCTGCTGATTCTATGGATCAGGTAGTGGCTGATGTTCTATACGCTGGCACTAACGTCACGCACATTTCGCAGTCGTCAAGAGGCGCGCTTGTAGCGGGCAACGTAATCACTTCTGACAGTGTTCGTGAAGAGGTAGCTGGACTTCGTTCGGCCGCAGTTCCAACATTTGATGGAAATGCTTACATCGGGTTTATTCACCCAGACGTAGCTTACGATTTCATTAAAGGCACAGCCGTTACTGATCTTCGTAGCTTCCAAATACGTCAAGACGCAGATGGAGTCCGTAAGGGTTCTATTGGTATGTTCGATGGAGTTGACTTCATTGAAACACCACGCGCTTTGCTCGTAGCTGATGGAGGTAACTCCACTGTTGATGCTTACGGCACAGTAATTATTGGACAGCAAGCAATAGCAAAGGGTTACTCTACCATGTTCGGTCCTGATCCTTCTGTTGTGTTCGGTCCTGTTACCGACAGCTTGCGTCGTTTCCAGCCTGTAGGTTGGTACACAATGTGCGGTTATGCCCGCTTCCGTGAAGAAGCGATTCGTCGTATCGAATCAGCTTCAAGTATCGGAGCTAACTAACACACACGTTGGTTTTAGGGTCGGGAGTCGGCAAGCCTCTCGACCCTAACCAGCAATTAGAGGTTAAGATAGAGTAATGACTTACAAAGTAAAAAAACCTAAAAGACCGAGAGGTAGATAAATGGGAAAGTATTCTTCTGTTGGCATCCTTACTCAACGTGGAACCTCAAAGAAAACAAAAGTTCGTAGAGATTCCGATGGCTCTGTCGGAGGAATCCAAACTGAACACTGGAGTGGGCAAATTGATGCTACTGTATCTCCAGAGTCAGTTGAGATGAGAGTCCTCCAGGGAGGCGTGGAATAATGGCTGTTACAGCAAGTGGGATGTTTTGTCCCACATTTTTAGATATTTTGGATGGCACACAGTTAGCGGTTAATACTGCTTCTGATTCATTCAAGTGTGCGATGATAACTAATTCATCCACACCAGACTTTGACACTCACGATCATTGGTCGGATCTGTCAAGTAATGAAGTTTCCGGCACAAATTATACTGCCGGTGGCGTGGCTTTAGGTAGTGTCACGATGACGAGTGCTTCTGGTGCTTTGAAGTTTGATGCTGCTGATACGAGCTGGGCTACTTCTACTATTTCAAATGCGAGAGCTGCGGTCATTTATGACGACACTCTCTCTAATGATCCGTTGATTTGTCTAGTGAATTTCGGTTCAGATTATTCTAGTGCTAATGGTACTTTCCAAATCACTTGGAACGCTGCTGGTATTTGGACAATCGACTTAACACCGTAGGAGGTTTTTAAATGGCAACTGCTTACCCAGGTGCGCTTGATGCAACTAATAACCAACTACGCACAGATATTGGTCCTACTGATGATTTGGATGCGTCAGGTAAAGAGCATGACGAACAACATGTGAATGTTAATGGTGCTGTAGTTGAACTTGAAACCAAGTTAGGTACTGGTGCTTCAACAGCTACTAGCGGTGCTGTCATGATGGGTACTGGTTCCGGCACATCAGCCTGGGACACTTCACCCACTATTCTTGGCGCTCTTACTGTCGGTGCTGATGGTTCAGGACACGACGTAACTTTCCACTCAGACACGGCTGGTGACGCTATGGTTTGGGATTCCTCAGCGGAATCTTTGACAATAACGGGAACTAATGGTCAAACAGCGTTGGCGGTAGCTGACGGTAATGTCACTATGGCTGACGATCTTACTGTTACTGGTGCTGTGACTGCTGGTAGTCTTGTAGCTCCTCTTGCTATAAACGCTCAGACAGGAACTACCTACACGTTTGTGGCCGCCGACGCTGGCAAGCTAGTAACTGCTAGTAACGGTTCCGCTCAGACTTATACTGTGCCTCCTAATTCTTCGGTTGCGTATGATACTGGGACTACGATTACCATTATTGGTATAGGTGCTGGTAAAGTAACTTTGGCTCAAGGGTCAGGAGTGACGATTAACAGTAAGGACTCTGAGAAGGCGATTGATGGGCAACACGCTTCTGTTACGTTAATTAAGACAGCTACAGATACTTGGCAATTAGTCGGCGCATTGCAGGCTTGATATGTCTTTCATACAGGCTCTTATAGGCTCGATAACAGGCGCAGGTGGGGGCGCTCCTCTTGACATAACTACTAGTGGTGGGACAAGAAACGTGGTGGGAATCTATTCGTATCACACGTGGACTTCCAACGACAGTTTTACGCTTAACACAGCGGCAGATCGTGACATCGAATGGTGCATGATAGGCGGTGGTGGTTCAGCAGGGAAAAACAATCCATCCACCCAGCCTGGTGGAGGCGGTGGTGCTGGTGAGCGAGTTGCGGGTACTTATTCTTCCATGCCTGCTGGGACTTGGAACACACAAATTGGAGCAGGCGGGGCGGGTAATCCAGCAGGTAGCAATCCGACTCCTTGGTGGTACGGCAATATGGGCAGTATTTCAAAATCTCAACAAACTTCAGGAAGCGGTGGCGACACTATTACAGCCAATGGCGGTGGTTATGGGGCAACGTACCCATATGCCGGCGGTTCAGGTGGTTGCGGCGGTGGGGGTAGCGGCGCTTATGGTACTAGTGGTGCTGGCGGAACCGTTAGCCATTATTCCGGCTCAAACCCTCCGTGGGCTACAAGCACAGGCTACGCAGGCGGTCAAGGCTCATATAATTCAAGTGGGTATGTCGCCGGCGGTGGCGGTGGTGGAATAGGAGGAACTGGTGGTTTGCCAAGCAATGTTTCTCCTTGGAATTTTTACGGTAGTCCACTAAATTCAGGGGCTGGTGGACCAGGAGCTACTCATCCGTTAACCACAGGAAGCAGTGTTATTGCAACGACTACTGGTGTTGGTGGTGCTGGAGGTGGTGGCAACGCTGCGGGAGCAACAGCACCAAGCGGAGTAGCGGCAAGCAACTCAGGCGATAGTGCGGCGGCACCCGCTAATAGTGGTAGTGGTTCATCTAGCGGACACGAAAATTCCGATGTCGGTGCTGGCGGTTCAGGTTACATAATACTTAGATGGGTGACTTTAGTCTGATGGCTCATTTTGCTCAAATAGATGAAAATAATGTTGTTGTTTGTGTAACGGTTGTACCTGACAGAGAAGAACATCGAGGACACGATTTTCTAAATGAAATTGGTATCGAAGGTACTTGGATTCAAACTTCTTACAACACACATTGCAACAAACACGATCATGGGAAAACGCCTTTACATGGAAATTATGCATGCATCGGGTTTCATTGGTTACCAGATGAAGAAATTTTTGTTCTGCCGAAACCTCATCCTTCATGGATTTTGAACACAGAAACAGCAACGTGGGACCCTCCAGTAGCTTACGATAAAACAAAACACGAAGGTTATTGGTGGGATGAAGATGTTAAAAATTGGGTGAAACCACCTAAGCCACATCCTAATTGGATTTGGTCTGATGATATGTTTGAGGATTTTGCTGGTTGGGTACCGCCTGTAGAAGCACCCGCTGATGATGGTGAAACTGAATATGAATGGGATGAAGACTCGCAGACTTGGGTTGTGGTGTGAAGTTATTAGAACGCAACAAAGAAGGTAAAAGAATTGCGAAACTATTTGAAGA